TCGTCCGTACAGGTCTTAAAGTTTCTGGATCACCTTCAGAACTTTAGATATTTCAAACAAACTCTATAGAAAGGAGATGAAAGTGATGGCAAGACGAGCGGCAGCACCTATCGCACCGCCCGCGCTGACACCAGAGGCGAGAGAGCAGCAAATGATCGCGCTGGCCACAGATTTAGCTGAGCAACAGCTAAGAGATGGCACTGCCAAAGCTTCGGTAATCGTGCATTACCTGAAGATGGCGTCTCCCCGTGAAGAGTTAGAGCGGGACATGCTTCGTCAGCAGCATGAGTTAACCGTTGCGAAAACAGAGGCGCTGCATAAGGAGGAAATGTCGGCACAGCTTTACGAAAATGCAATTGCAGCAATGCGGTCATATTCGCCGACACCAATTGCTCCTGGTGAGTATACGTCTGAGGAATTCGTTGGAGGCATGCTATGAGCAGAAAGGGTTTCGAGAGTTTAACAGCATGGTTATTTACAGTTTCTGTTGTTGCGGCTATTGGCTGGATTACCATTTCCTATCTTATGGGGATCTATGCCCTGAAAGCATTTGGGAATACCGATCTTCTGACGGAGCTCAGCAAGGAAGCAATGATTACCATTCTCGGCGTGAATCTGATGAAGATGATCACTAACCTCTTTGAGCACAACAACGGCGGGATATTCGGAACAAGTGTCCCATCAATTCATGACCTTAAAGATGCAGGTCTTCTTGAGGACTCTGAAGGAGAGGAGGGTGAAGAATGACGGAACTTGATATTGCACTGACAATGACTGTCAAGTTTGCAATCGTCTTGATGATCGCATTGGTATTTCGATACCTTATTCCGTTCCTTGACGCAAAGTTTGAACTCGCGAAGAACGACGACTACGTATTTTGGGCAAGCACGTTCGTTGCAGCAGCGGATCAAATCCTCGGAGTTCACTGCGGGACAAACGAAGAGAAATATGTCTTCGTAAAGAAACTGCTTCAGGGTATGTTCCCTGACATCGACGACGGCGTTTTGCAGGCGATCATCGAAGCCGCAGTCGGCAAGGCTCGCGCAAGCACTACGGCGGAAAATGTGGATTCCTGAAAACGCGAACCCGCTTGGTAATGACGATGTTGATTGCACCGTCAGAGCCATTTCCAAAGTCACAGACAAAAGTTGGAACGAGGTTTACGCAGCACTCTGCGCTTATGGTTTCGGAGCAAAAAGGATGCCTGTATCGGATTCGGTATGGGGATCATATCTTCGAGACCTTGGCTGGAGAGGAAACTTTGTTCTGACCGATTGCGACGGCTGTCGGACAATAGGAGATTTTTGCAGGCGCTTTCCAATTGGACGGTATCTTGTAAAAGCCGACGAGCATGTTGTCGCGGTAATCGACGGAAATATTTACGACACATTTAATAGTTCCGGAATGGTACCAATCTACTACTTTTATAAGGAGACATAAAAATGGACTACGCATGGAGCAACTCGCAGCAGCTCCAGGACCGTATTATCTGGGTGCGGTCCCAGGCAGAAGCTGAAAACTATCCGATGGTCCCGAATGCGACAATGCAGTTTTGGGACATATACCAGCCGGTTATATACCGAAAGATGACCGACCAATATGGAAGGACGTCGCTGTTTGAGGCATATGACCTCGTAAAAAGACCCACTCAGCAATCTCAACAGTCAATGCAACAATCGCCGCAGCCGGCACAGCAGCCGCAATACCAGGCTCCTGTGCAGCAGAATGCTAACGATTACGTTAACGCGGCAGCATTTAATAACCTCGTTGAGCGGGTGAATCACATGGGTGACATGCTGGCTGGTCTCGTTGAAAAATCGAAAGAACCGGCAGCGCAGATGTCTCCTCCGGCACATCAGGATAGAAGAAAGGATGGTAACCGATGAATCCATTTTACCCTGGCGGTCAACCGCAAAATCCGATCTCTCAGCTTCGTGGAATGGTCTCCCAGATCTCAAGCAATCCATTCGGCTTTATTGCAAAGACGAAGTTCAACGTTCCGAGTAACGTCGGCAATGATGCGAATAGTATTATTCAGCACATGCTGACAACTGGCCAGATTACTCAGGAACAGGTGAACTGGGCTATGCAGAAAGCCAGGGAAATACAGCAATAATCAAAGGAGGTACCCCTCATGTTCGGTGATGCAAATTCTGGTATGTATATGCCGGTTGCTCCCGCGCAGTACGGCGGAGTCGGAGGCGGTATGTTCGGCGATAGCGGCTGGTTTGTTCTTCTGATCATTCTGGCAGCGTTCGGCGGATTCGGAAACGGCTTCGGAGGAAACAACGGCGGCAGTCAGCTGTACCCTTGGATGAACCAGGCACAGATGACGCAGAATGGTCTCAACGATGTTCAGCTCTCGGCGGCGATCTCCGCGCTTCAGGCGTCCGTTTCTAACGGCTTTGCCCAGGCTGAGATCGGAGCTTCGAACCGCCAGATGTCGATGATGCAGCAGATGTTCGGCCTGCAGAATCAGTTCAACGAGGGCTGCTGCGAGAATCGTCTCGCGACTGAACGTCTCGGCAATACGATTCTCCAGGACGGCGGCTCGACACGTCAGGTTCTCAGTGATGGCTTCCGCGATCTGCAGGCAAGTCAGCTTGCTGGTTTCCAGCGTGTGCTCGACACGATGTGCAACTACCAGATCCAGGCTAAGGACGAGAAGATCGCCGACCTTCAGCGCCAGCTCGGCGAGGCCAACAGTGCGCGTCTGATGGAGAATCTTGGAAACCGCATCGTCGCGAACAACGAGGCGCAGACGACGACCCTTGAGCAGTACCTGGCGCCGAAGGCGAATCCCGCGTGGATCGTTCAGAATCCGAACTGCTGCGGCAATCAGAGTCCCTACGGCTGCGGGTGCAGCTACAACTGAGAGGTGACGGCCATGGCACAGTATAAGGCAAATGCTGAACAGAACGTGCTGCTCAATCAGCCGATCGTGTTCGATTCGTCTATTCCCTGCCCCCGTGGCAATGTGATTCACGAGAACGGCAGTGGGATTTTTTATCTGCGTGGCCCCGCCTATGGATGCTGCAACCGTTTCGCCCGCTACGAGGTGATCTTCAACGGTAACATCTCTGTCCCGACAGGTGTCACCGTCGGACCGATTGCCGTCGCAATTGCTGTCGGTGGTGAAGTCGAGAGCGCGAGCAGATCGATTTTCACTCCGGCGGCCGTTGATCAGTACGGCAATGTAACGAGCGTGGCAACGATCGATGTACCCGTTGGCATGACGTTTTCGATGTCCGTTCGCGCCGTCGACGGCACAACTATCGCCGGGGCTACTCCGGCACCGTCCCTTAATCAGATTAATGGACTTCTGTCCATTAAGAGAACTGCGTGAAAGGAGTGAGTCAAAATGGATAAAGAGATATACGAGGGCCTCGAAAAGCTCAAATTCATATGGCTCAAAGAGCTGTGTTCCTACAGCGACAAGAAAATGGATACTGCGACCTTTCACGATGGTAAGGAACTCGCCTCGGCGATCAAGGATCTGTGCAAGATTCTGATGATGCTCCGCGAAGCAGACATGGGCGAGAGTTATCGTGGCATGAGTATGCGCGGTCGCGATGGCGGCTACAGCACGAACCAGGGTAGTTATGGCGGTTACACGTACACCGGTAACGGCAATCGTGGATATTCCGGTCACCAGAGTGACGCGGAGTACATGAACCAGCTCTATATGCTGCTCGATCATGCTCCTACCGATATGGCTCGTGCCCAGATCGCCGGCCTCATTCGTGAAAGTGAGGCTCGCCGGTGAATCGCCAGCCAACGGTATACCGGCAGACTGACAACCGGTGGAAAAACGTTCGCCTGACTACGAAATCCGGTGGTACGATGTCTATCGGCGCCGGTGGTTGTGGCCCGACATGCGCGGCTATGGCCATTGACAGTCTGATCGACCGACAGTGTCTCCCAACTGAAACATTTGAGTGGGGGTGCCGCAATGGGTATGTCATCGGCGGAAGCGGAACGCTGTATTCCTATTTCGCACCGCAGTTTGCCAAATATGGCATTCATTGCGAGGTGGTGAATACGGACGACGCTCGCTACGAAAACCACAACACCACTCGCCGCAAGGTGCTTCGGATGCTGGAAGACGGGTACTGGATCATTGCGCTTATGCGCGAGGGACTCTGGACAAAGAGCGGGCACTTTGTTCTTGTCTGGTGGCAGGGTAACAAGCTCGAGATCAATGATCCGGCTTCGACCCTGTCTGCCAGAAACCATGCAGATCCAGACACGTTCTTTTCTCAGGCGAAACGTTTCTGGGCAATTGATGCAAGAGCCTATAACAGGCAGAAGGAGGACGAGGAGATGGCGGAGACTATCTTCAACACCGTTACTGACCTCGAGAAGTTCGCCCCCTGGTCGGTCGATACGGTTAAGAAGCTTTGCGATGCGAAGATTCTTAAGGGGACGGACGGTATGAAGGACAAGGACGGCTATCCGACGTCTCTGAGCCTCAACACCACCATGCTTCGTATGCTTGTGATCAATGATCGCGCCGGAGTTTATAACCTGGCAGCGAAGAAAGTGAAGTAACTTCAAAATGCGAACGTATTCTGAGCTGATGACGATCCCGACGTTTCTCGGACGCTATGAATACCTCAAGATCGGCGGTCGCGTCGGCGAAGAAACGTTCGGATACGATCGATGGCTGAATCAGCAGTTCTATCAGTCGCCAGAGTGGAAGGCGTTCCGTAACCAAATCATCATTCGCGATCTTGCAAGAGATTTGGGGATGGAAGGCTGGGAGATCAATGATCGAATTTATATTCATCATTTGAACCCAATTACGAAAGAGGACATTATTGAGCGTAACCTGTACGTTCTTTTGAATCCTGAGAATTCTATATGTTGCTCTTTCGCCACTCATAACGCAATTCACTATGGTGATGCTAGTCTACTGCCAATTCAAATGGTCATCGAGAGAACACCCTATGACACTTGCCCTTGGCGAGTCTCGTAAGAAAGGAGGAAGATCATGAGCGTTGAGAAAGTCCAATTTACTATTAACGGTCAGACAGTAGAGCTGGATGCAGTTGGAAACGACACGTACAAAGGCGTTATAAAGACCCCTACAAACCCATCCTGGGGACAGGAAGACCACGCCTATAACACAAGAATTGATGCCGTTGACGACATGGGTAACGAGACTTCTGCGGATGGATCGCATGAAACCCTCGGCAAAGATCTAAAGCTGTACGTTCTTGCAAACCACGGCATTCTCTCTGACACAAAGGATCGTCTCGGTCTTGAGCAAGATTACACGCCGTTCGATAAGGAGATTTGTCTCCATATCAACACTGCCCTGTCAATTCTTGTTCAGCTTGGTGTTTGCCATGAAGGCGCAACGCAGGTCCAGGTTGTGGACGACACCGTTAAATGGAGCGACGTTCTGAACAATCAGCAGCAGCTGTTTATGGCGAAGGAATACCTCTTTACCAAAGTCAAGTTGCTGTTTGATCCTCCGACTAACTCCTTCTTGCTGAATGCACTAGAAAAGCAGTGTCAGGAGTTTGAATTCCGGGCTATGGTCGCCGCCGAGACGCCGATCTCTCACGATCCGAAGTGGCCTGATCCCGAACTCTTTGACGAAGAGGAAGGAGCGTAATTCATGTTATCCAACACCGCGGTGCCTAAGTACTACGGCGCATTTCGCGAGGCGGTTATTAGAGGAGAAATTCCTGTATGCCGGGAAATCTCGATGGAGATGAACCGGATCGATGCTCTCATCGCGAACCCCGCCGTGTACTATGATGACCAAGCGGTGGAGGGATATATAAGATACTGTGAAAACGAATTGACGCTGACCGATGGATCTGATTTGTTTCTTCTTGATTCATTCAAGTTATGGGCAGAGCAGATCTTCGGTTGGTGGTATTTCGTGGATAGGAGCGTTTGGACTCCGAATCCTGACGGCATTGGTGGGCACTATGTAAATCGCCGTATACGAAAACGCCTTACGTCCAAACAGTATCTTATCGTCGCACGAGGAGCTTCAAAATCCCTATACGAATCAACTCTTCAATCGTACTTCCTGAATGTTGATACATCGACTACGGAACAGATCACGACGGCCCCGACAATGCCGCAGGCTGACGAGGTTATGTCACCGATCCGCACGTCTATTGTTCGCGCTCGAGGACCACTGTTTAAGTTCCTGACACAGGGTTCAACGCATAACACGACCGGGAACATCGCGGATCGACAAAAACTGTATTCTTCCAAGGAAGGAATTAAGAACACTCTCACTGGTTCTGTCTTGAAAGTAAAGCCAATGTCTATCGATAAGTTGCAAGGGCCTCGATGCAAGATTGCAACAGTCGATGAATGGTTGTCTGGTGACGTTCGTGAGGACGTTATTGGCGCCTTGGAGCAATCTGCTTCCAAAAATATGGACGATTACCTGATTGTGGCGGTTAGCTCAGAAGGTACAGTCCGTAATGGCGTTGGTGATTCAATCAAGATGGAACTCATGAAGATTCTTAAGGGAGAATATTATAACCCCCACGTGTCCATTTGGTATTACCGCTTGGATGACATTCAGGAAGTCGGTAATCCCGCCATGTGGGTTAAAGCGAATCCGAACATTGGCAAAACAGTCTCTTATGAGACATATCAGTTGGACGTTGAGAGAGCCGAACAGGCCCCGGCAGCCCGTAACGATATTCTGGCCAAGAGATTCGGTATTCCGCTTGAGGGTTATACGTATTTCTTCACGTATGAAGAGACGATCCCGCATCCGAGCAGAGACTTCTGGCAGATGCCGTGTAGTATGGGGATCGATTTGTCCCAAGGCGACGACTTCTGCGCATTCACATTCCTATTCCCGCTGCCAAATGGAACATTCGGAGTGAAGACGAGATGCTATATCACGTCACTTACACTCGGAAAGTTACCGCCGGCGGCGAGAATAAAATACGAAGAGTTTCTTCGTGAAGGGTCACTTGTTGTTCTGGATGGAGAGGTCCTAGATCTGATGAAGGTTTACGACGATCTCGACCAATACATTCTCAGCGTTGGGTATACCGTGATGTGTGTCGGTTACGACCCGTACAACGCATCTAAGTTTATCGAACGCTGGACAAGAGAAAATGGCCCGTATGGCGTCGAGATGGTCCGCCAGGGTGCTAAGACAGAAACCGTGCCGCTCGGCGAGCTGAAAATACTGGCCGAGCAGCGGATGTTGATATTCGATGAGAATCTCATGCAATACGCTATGGGCAACTCGATAACCCTGGAAGATACTAACGGTAACCGAAAACTTTTCAAAAAGCGTAGGGAACAAAAAATCGACGCCGTGTCTGCGCTCATGGACGCTTGGGTGGCGTACAAGGAGCACAGCGATTCATTTGAGTAAGGAGGTGACGCATTGGCCAAAGTTACATTTAATGTAAACGGTACTGGGAGTTCCGGAACCATCCAGTATTATACTGTGCCAAGTTCTGGTGAATATGAATTCGTGGTTCGTGGGGCTGCGGGTTATACGGGTTCTCTCAAGAACTCGAGTTCCGGCACTACGTATTCCCCGACTCCTGGTAAAGGCGCTGTGGTCACCGGCAGAATGCACCTTAACGAAGGCGACGAACTACTCATTGTAGTTGGTCAACGTGGAACCTCATCGGTATCGGCCGTTACAGACGGCTCCGGTGGCGGCTCTGGTGGAGCGACATGGGTATTCCGTAAAGTTTCCTCGATTTCTGATAGCACATATCAGATTACGATAAATGGCGTTTCTGGATATTGGGAGTGCCTTTATTGTGCGGCAGGTGGGTGCGGAACGATCGATGGCGCATATAGGAAAGCGAATACTACTGCTGAAAACGCGTCCGATACAGTTTACTCGCTTTCTAGTTATGGCACCTACAGGGCGTTTTCGACATCGACAGCGTCTCCAAGCTCTTCTAATAGCCAAGCTAATGTTGTACTTAGCTTGAACCAGATCAAGACGTATGGCTTTAATGGTTGCTATTATTCACGTAATAGTAACTATGGCTATGGAGGTTTTGGAGGCGGACACGCTGCAGACGATGACCGAAGCGCTGGCGGTGGCTGGGCGTTAAGTGATACAAGTTATCGCGCAGCATCATGGGCGGCATATGGTGGAACTGCTACAGTGTATTCTTCTCTCGCACAGGGGCAGCTTACAATTGAGCAGTTGGATTCCATTCCGCCTGAGCTTAACGTCTCATATCCACAAGAAGGGGCTATCATTACGGAAACGTCTGTCATCGTAACCGGAACAACGTCAGACGCTTCTGGAATACAGTCTGTTACCGTAAATGGTAGTTCGGCGACAATAAGCGGAAATACTTTCAGTAAGGAAATCTCGCTTGCTGTTGGACAGAACACCATAATCGTCATTTCTACAGACACGTACGGGAACACAGCAACCAAAACGCTGACTGTGACAATGACGCCAGATGTGGTTCCACCGGATGTTCATATAACATACCCAGAAAACGGATACACAACGCATTACAAGAACATTGAAGTGCGCGGTACTGCAGAAGA